TCTGCATACTGCTCCATGAGCATACGCAAAGGCTCAAGGCTAGACTTCGTGCCATTCACATAGTCAAAGCCAAGATTGGCAATGTCCTCGCCAATGATTTGCTGGAACAGCTTTGACAGCACCTCTTGTGCTACATCACTGCCCATAGGCTGCTCTTTCTTAATCCGATTGAACAAGGCACTGTAGGCACTCTTCTGTGCTGTGGTCAGTGTTGGATTGTTAGATATGAACAACGCCTCAATCTCGTCTGGCGTAACTGTGCGTTCATACCTGTCCATTGCACTGTCAATAGCCTGTTTAATCTTACGCACATCTTTGCTGAACAGGCGGTCAGGACATTTAGCCCCACGATGGTCATCGTAAAAGCCTTTGTCCATCAAACTTCTTACAAGTGAAAGTTCCATGTTATACTCCTATGCTGTTTAACCGTTCAAGGTCAGTTGGGTTACGGTATTTGAGGTCATCATGCAAACGCAGGACATTCACCTTGTCCACATAGCCTCTCAATTCTTTTGCCATAGCAAGTGTCTTGGGTAATGCGTCAGGGTCTAGTGCTATGACTGCTGTTGAGAACTGTGAGAGATACCTCTTGTGTGACTCCTGCAATGATGTTCCCAACACAGCAACCCCAACAAAAACATCACTGCCTACAACTGCGGCACTAACACAGTCCTCAACAACTACAGCGACATTACCACAACCGTGAATGAATGGCAAGCCACTTTTTCCATATCTTTTCCATTTAGGTAATCTCTTACCTAATGCTCTGCCAGTTGCATCCACAATCCTGCCCTCATGCTTTACAGGAAACACAACACGGTCTTCCTTTACATCAAACATAAGGTCAAGGTCATCCTCATTGATTCCCCATTCAGCACACCACTTAATTATCTCCCGCTTACCACGGTGAGGCACGATGTAGCTGGGCATCTCAAAGGTATCTACAGGGTCACTGTCCTTACCATAAAAGCTAGAACGAATGTCCTCTACAGATAGATGCACACGAGTGCCACCACTGACATTACAGGAAGCCTTGTAACAATTCCACATAAGCTGACCCATGTTATTGGTCACTGTGAATGTTTTATAACCATTACAGACAGGACAGTTGAGCCTACGAGACTCCCCTACACTTAACTGTAATTCACTTATAATGTTATATACATTATTCATGTTATACACTTTCCTTTGCGGCACTTGTCATGCTTGTAACATGATTTTTTCGCTCTGTCAATGCATAATTTGCACTTGACAATGTATTTTTTATGTATGGTTTCACTGATGCCGGATTAGCGTGTCCTGTAACCGACATAATTTGACCAATTCCGACACCGGCCTCAACCATTTCTGTTGTGCCAGTCCTACGCAAGTCTGACAGACGCAATTCATCTGGCAGTCCAGCCTGTTGCATTAACCTACGAGAAAAACTAGGCAACTTATGCAACGAATACGGGCGATATTCACCTTTAATGGGATATGGTCTAGGTGCAACATAAGGTTGAAACCCAAAATCATCTTGCTGTTGTTCTAACATAGCAAACAAGTCATCGGATATAGGAAGGTGAACATCTGCTCTGCGCTTACTCTGCTCAATGCTCACAGTTTGATTATCAAAATCAATGTTAGTCCAGTGAAGAAGACGCATATCACCTAAACGCTGACACCATTCGTATGCCATGTGTGCAATAAGACCGATGTTACGGGTGCTAAAATCGCTGTAGGCGACATCTAACAGCTTCTTGACATCCTCCCTACTCCAGACAGTCTTTCGCCTCTGTGTGGGCCTCTTACGGATGTTAGCGAAGGGATTTTTGTCACACAATTCCATACGCATACCATGATTAAACAATATTCGTGCAACAGCTAACAAATGGTTGGCAGTGTGGATACCTTTTTCACACCATTGGTTGTATGCATTTTTTGCCATGCGTGTTGCAATTTTGTCACAGGTGTAGTGGCAGAGGGGTTGACCCTCCACCACAGTGTTAGTGAACACACCTATAAGATACTTATAATGCTGTTGAGTTTCAGGCCGTAAGTTTCTGAAATCATAGGAATTATAGTAATCAACGATTAGTTTTTCTAGTTTCATTATATTACTCCACTTTCAACTTGTTTAGATGTATGTTCTGCATGGCAGTTAGCACACAGAACTCTACATTTTCTCATCTCTTTTTTTAATGCGTTTCGTGACCCCGTATGAAATCTACTTATTTCCCGAATCTTATCTTTAGGATTTATGTGGTCAAAGTGCAAAGCATCTGGATGTTTTTTGTATCCACATATAAAGCAACCAAAAAACATCTTTACTCTTCGGGCATAATCCCTATTACGGACTCTGGTTCTTTTATTTGCAGTGCGTTTTCTTTGCACCACTGCTTCAAAAGCATTTTCGTTTATCCACATTTCGGACACACGACCATTTCTCCTGTAGTAGTTCCTAAATCTCAACCCATCTTCTCTTGTATCACCAAAACGAAGCGGCAAATCTAGTTCATCTCTTTCTTTTGCTGACAAATACTCCATTGGACGTGGTTTGTTTTTTGCTCTTCGTTTTTGTTCTTCCCTCCTTCTGGCTTTTTCTTTTTCTCTCGCTTCTTTTGACTGCCATATTTCACATACATTTCCTGTAATGCCAGAAATGTAGTATCTCCTGAATATAAATCCATCATCTCTGACATCCCCCCTTTTGAGGGGCAGACCTAACTCTGCCGCCTCATTATTGGAAACGAATCTTTTATGTCGCTTTGACATTATGCTGCCACCAATTCTTTGAACTGCTTGGTTTCAATCCACTTGGATACCTCATGCTCACGCTGGAACATTGAGACAGCCTCTGTGTCCTTGCCTGTGTTACGCATATTGAAGCCATTACGCTCGTCTGCGTAGCTTGCATAGTTTGTGAAGGCACTATACAGGGCAAAGACATTGCGGCCACGAGTGCTAACTTCCTGATTATACAGGCTATACATCTTCTCTGCCTTGCGGTCAGACATCAGTTTCTCAAGCAGTGACTTTACATCAACTGTTGAAATATCTGTTCTTGCCCAATGTTGCAGACGCTCTGACTGTGCATAGAAAGACTGTGACGATTCACGCAGGTCACGAATGAACCTATCCATGCTGAAGTTAGATGTGTTCTTACGCCGAACCTTATCATGCTCACCGCGAATCATCCCGTTAGTGCAGAAGAAATCAATCGCACCGAAGAACACTTGATTTGAGCAGGAACCATCAACGCCATGCAGGGCAATGATACGCTGTGCAATAGTAGTGCTTTGCTTGCTTGTCACAATTTCTGCTGTGACATTTGGCAGCGTCAAGTCCATCAAAGCCCACGCATTGTTTCGTGCATCTTTCCAAGTGACCTTGGCATCTGCTGTTTCTTCTGGCGTAAGGTTCTCCAAGATAGCTTCCTGAACACCATTGAAGAATGCTGTGTGGTCAGCGCAGGTGAAGTCTTTACCAACGACACCGATATATTCTTCCATGTCTTGGTTGATTACATACTTCTTTTCTTTGAACTTGGTAGGCTCAAAGGCAAGGTTAAATGCCAGATAATCAGGCACTTCTGCGATGATGTTTGTGTTGTTTGTAAAGTCCAGTGGCATGAGATTTCTCCTTCCATTGCCGTTAATTGATACTCTGTTATACCAATAGTTTTACCAAATGTCAACTGCTAATAATATAGCAAATATGACTATTCCAATAATAATGTCCATCAGTTTGTCTCCCATCTGTAAAAGATATGCTCACCAATCTGAACAACCTTTGTCTTTGTGTCTGCCCATTCAGGCTGGACATAGGTAGCGTGATAATGTGTAGCACCCTCTACGAAGTCATCTAGGTTGCCGTAATACACGCCATGTGCGATACGCATAGCATCCATCCATGCTGTGCCATCCTTTGGTTTGTCTGACTTGCCATCACAATACCAGCTAAACTGGCAACGATTGCGAACAGGAAAGCCATCTGTCCATGAGTATGTCGGGCCTTGTTTGACTACCTCACAGGCAGTGTTGGGGTATCTGTCATCATACACCCTGTTCATCACTACTTGTGCCACCGCAACCTGCCCAATAAAGGGCTGGTCACGGGCTTCGTGATACACATTGAGTGCTATGCAGACAAGTGCTTCAGCAAACATTATGCAACTTCTTCCTCTTTCATTTCCTCTATCATCTCACTGATACCAAACTCATAGTCCAGTTCTGGGTATTCAGTAACTACTTTTTCCACATCAGCAACACAGTAATCATTAGGCTCTACCCTGTGTGCAAAGCCACCTGTGTATTCACCGATATACATCCAGCCTTCATCAAGGTAACGGGCAGTGACCTCAAAGCCCATGTCTACCAGCTTGTCAAAGACAGGGATAGGTGGCGACCATGCAGTGTTAAAGTATAGTTGCAGTGTGTTCGCATCAATGCGGTCACAGTGTGCATCGTATATGTCCCACTTGGTTCCCCAATTATCAATCCTCCAGCCATACCAGCCTTGTGGCTTGTAGTCGTCTGAAAAGCCGGAAACATCTAACAGCTTTTCATCCATAGGGATAAGTGTCTGGCACAGAGGTGTGTCGTCTGTGTTCATGATGTTGTAAATCATGTCAATCATCTTGCTGTCAGCGTGTGACAGGATTACTCTGTTGTCTGTATGGTTAGGCATTGTCAGTCTCCTTCTGTTAGCTTTTCATCCATTGTGGCATAGTCCTGCCCTTGTTATACCTAGCAAAGCGCATCTTGTCAACCTTATAGAAGGCACGATACGCCTCAATAGGCCAGTTCTCATCTGTCTTGCAGTCATCATGACCACTGAAGCATTGTGGGTGTGGTGTCATGAAGTTTGTTGTGTCAGGTATAAAATGCACGCCCTCTTTCAACGCTTCGTAGTGCTTGCCAGCACCATGCTCTTTGCCA